TTAAAGGTAAAAATTTTTATGTTTATTATTTCTTTTATTTTCCTTAAATTTAAATTCTATAAGTTCAATAGGAACCTTATAGTAAGAAGCTAGATTAGCGATAGAGTATCCTTGTAAATATAAAGAATCTACATCTTTAAAATCAATTAATAGTTCAGCAGCAAAAAGATTAGCTTCATATTCTTTTTTTATTTTATTAATAGAAGTTGTTGTAGAGAAAAAGCAAGAGGATTTAGTATGTAATATTGCATGACCGATTTCATGAGCTAATACAAATCTTCTTTCTTCTTCTTTTAAATTTGAATTCAAAAAAACAACTTTATTCTTCTTTATATATTTATACATACCCATTACTTTACCCAAATCTTCAATTATTAAAATGATATCTAAATCATTAGCTAGTTTATATGGGCAAGTTGTATTGAATTTTATTTTTAAATTCTCAATAATCCTTTTTATATAATCATTCAATTTTCATCCCACCTATTTTTTATACTTCTTTGGTGTGTATTTATCCTTATTTTTAAGTTTAATTTGTTCTAGAGCTATCTTCATAGCAGATTCAATTAAATCTAGGTCACTTTCATCAAGTTCTTGACCATTATAATATGCTGTTCCATCTGTACTATTTCTAAATTCATCCATAAGTTTTTTTAAATCATTTGTTATACATTTGTTATCTTTTATAGTTAGCGTATTATTTATAGAATCATCTAATATTTCCGCTAAGGAGATATCTAAAGCAGTAGCAATAGCTTTTAGTACGTCTACACTCGCATTATATCTATTATTTTCAATATCAGCTAAATATGAACGAGATATATTTGCACTCTTTGCCAGTTCTATTTGAGTTAATCTATTTTCCTTACGAAATTTCTTAATTCTATCACCTATACTCAATTTTAAGTACCTCCTAATATCATACAACAGTCGGCTATACCGACTTACATTTATATTATATTTGTTAAAGGTCGGAATTACAATACAATTTATGACGGAAATACAAGTAAAAATTAGTATTTAGAAGAATTAACTTGCTAATTTTCGCAGATGCTTAAAAATAGTCGGAAATACTTGTAAATTAAAATTGAATTTATGACGGAAATACAATACAATAAATTTGTAGATTGAAAGGAGGTCAATATATTGGATATTGCAAATGAGATTGGTATAAATATTAAGAAAGCTAGAAAAGATAAAAGATTAACTCAAAAGGAGCTTTCAGAAAAAGTTGATATATCTAGAAATTATATTTCAGATATAGAGTGCGGAAGATATATACCTAGTGTAGAGAAACTTTTATTAATATCAACTGTATTAGAAATTGATCTAAATATATTTAAAAACGACGGAAATACAAGTGTATAGTTTAAAGAAAGGAATAGCTAATGGAAGAGTTGTTAGAAAAGATATTATTTCAAATTAATCAAATGAATCAATTTAAGACTACATTTACGATAGAGGAAGCTGCTGCTTATATGGGGATAGGGCATCAAAAAGTTAGAGAGTTGGTTGCAAGGGAGAACACCGATTTCCCATATTTTAAAAGTGGAAGTAAAACAAGAATAGATAAAAAAATGCTAGATATGTGGATTGAGAAAATTTCTATTGAGCATAGAGTAATTTAGTAAAAATAATAAGGAGGAAAAGAAATGGAAGCAAAGCACAAACACAAAGAAGGAGTAATGATTGGTTATAAAAATAATCAATTAGCAACAATAGATAGTAGGGAAGTTGCTGAAATGTTAGGTAAAGAACATTCAGAACTTTTAAAAGAAATTGAAGGAAGAAAGGATAATAAAAATGTAGGTATAATACCAACTTTGGAAAAGGGGAATTTCCACTTATCAAATTATTTCATACCATCAACTTATAGAGCAGGTACTAGAGAGTACAAATGTTACTTAGTTACGAAAATGGGGTGTGAATTATTAGGTAATAAACAACAAGGTGAAAAAGGAATATTATTTACAGCTAAGTATGTAGAAAGATTCAATGAAATGGAACAAGCCATAAAAGGACAAGCTAGACCGCTTACTACAGAAGAAATGCTAGAACTTCAATTTAAGTATGCCAAAGAGGTTAAAGCAGAAGTAATAGAGCTTAAAGAAGATTTAAATTCATTCAAAGAAGATTTACCGCTTATAGGTGATGAACCAGATGAATTAGTGGCTATAGTCAAAAGTAAAGGGACTCAAGTTTTAGGTGGTAAAGATAGTTTAGCATATAAGGATAAATCGTTATCTAGGAAAATTTACAGTAATATTTGGAAGTATGTAAAAGAGCAATTTAATGTAAAGAAATATAAAGCTATAAAGAGAAAGTATCTAGATAAAGCTAAAGAAATTGTACAAGCTTATGAACCTCCATTTTATTTAAAAGAAGAAATTATAAGAATAAATAATCAAATTAATTTTGAAGAAGTGATATAAATGATAGGCAATATGGTATGTGCTGTAATACCGTATAAAACGTTTAAAGAAAAGATAGCTTTAACAAAGAAATATAATAAACAGCACATTGAGATTTATAAAAATTATATATTGGTAATTTATTAAATATTTAAGAGGTATTCAAAATGGATAAATATAAGGTTGAAGTTAAGGAACTTGGTATGAATAAAATTAGTAAAACTACAGTAGTTAAAAAAATAGATTACGATACTTTATACAAAATAGTAAAACCACATTTACTTAGTTCAGATATATGGTTTACAGGAGTAATAGAGAATGAGTGGGGTCATGTTAATGTTGGTCTTCATACCGTTGGGGAAATAACTTTTAGTAAAGTTTAAATATGAGGTAAAGCATGGAAGGATTAAATATATGGGGCATATGCACCTTTGTAATGCCAATAGCTTTGGCAATAATAATCGGGTTAATTCTAATAATTGCATCAATTTTAGATGGAATAGATAAGTTAATAAAGATATTTAGGAGTGAAGTCTTATGAATAAAGAGCTTGTTATAAAAAAATTAGAAGATTTAAAAGAGTATTGTAGTGAACAGGTAGGAATGTATGGTAAAGAAAGTGAATGGAGTGCTGATGTTAAAGCCTTACAAATAGCTATTGGATTAGCTGGAGGGACTATTAAAGATGTTGAAATTAGAGAGAGATTAAAACGTTTAGAAAAAAAAGTTAAGTCACTTCAAATTTGTATTACTCTCTTATCAGTTAATGTTACGATTGCATTAATTACAATAATTTTTATTGTGAAAAGAATTTAATTGAAAGTATAGGAGAATTATTAGTGGAAAAATCAATAAGTAAATTAAGGATAGCTGAAAGAAAAAAAGTTATTGTTAAAAGAATAGAGAAATTAGAGCAGTTCATCCTTGAGGGAAATACAAATAGTTTAGCTAGAAAAGCATTTGAAATTAATTTAAGACACTTAAGAGAAGAACATAAAGAGTTAGAGATATTAGAAAGGAGATTATTAAATGAAGAAGCTTAAGAAACCAACAAGAGAACAAAAGAAGTTTTTAGCAGATAACGGATTAAATCCAAGAGAGTATTTAGTTGAAAGAACAACTTCGTATGAGTTTGTATTTTATAACATCCATACAAAAGTTTTATGGAACTTTAGAAGATAAAAAATAAGGACATACCCCAGCGACCAAACTAAGGGTAAGTCCAAACAAAACAAATCAATATAAGTATAATACAAAAAACATAAAAAATATAGATGTTAGAAAGAGGAAAGTAATAATGGCAGAAAGACGAATGTTTGCAAAGACAATTATAGATAGTGATATTTTTCTAGATATGCCTTTAAGTACACAAGCATTATATTTTCATCTTAGCATGAGAGCTGATGATGATGGTTTTATAAATAATTCTAAGAAAATTCAAAGGATGATAGGTTGTGGGGATGATGATTTAAAGCTATTAATAGCAAAAAAATTTTTAATACCATTTGAGTCAGGTGTTGTGGTCATTAAACATTGGAGAATTCACAATTACATTCAAAATGATAGATACACAGAAACAAATTATAAATTTGAAAAATCCATGCTAAATATAGACGAGAATAAATCTTATACCTTTGAAGAAACTGGAAGAAAGTTAATAAAAAATAAGATAGTTAATGTAAAAAATGAACTGTCTCCAAATTGTATACATGATGGAAACAATGCGTATACACAGGATAGGATAGGTAAGGATAGGATAGGTAAGGATAGGATAGGTAAGGATAGGATAGGTAAGGATAAACTAGAAGAAATTAATGTTGATAGTTGTAGTAGTCTTGAAAAAAATTTAGATATATTTAAACATTTTGAGAAATGTGGATTTATAGTAACTGTAATGTTAATGGAGCAAATTGCAGCAGATATAGAAATTTATAATAAACAATGGTTAATGGATGCAGCAACTGAAGCAATGAATAGAGGAAAAATTAATAATTATAAATATGTTTTAGGAATATTACAAAATTGGACTTCGAATGGAAGGAAAGAGGTAAATAGTGATGGAAGCATTAGACCGAATATTGAAGCAAGTGAGGAAGAATCAAGATACAACTTTAACTGTTACTAATAGCTATAAATGTGCTAAGTGTAAAGATACAACTTGGTTATTAAATGATGAGGGAAAAGTAATAGCTAGATGTGAATGTTATCAATTGGATTATACACGAAGAATATGGGAAGCGTTTGGAGTTAATCCCGAGAATGTAAAATTGCTAAGAAATTATAATGCTTACAATGATACTACAATTAGAGCAAAAAAACTAGCGGTTGAATATATAGAAAATTTCGATGAAATTATAAAGTCGGATAAAAATTGGTTTGGATTAATGGGACAACCAGGAGCAGGGAAAACTCATATAGTAATTGCTATTGGAAAGGCTTTGGTAGATAAAAAAATACCGGTTGTATATATATCATATATAGAAGCTATAAGAGAATTAAAATCATGTGCAACAGATACAGAGTATTATACCAAAATATCAGATAGGTATAAAAAAGCTAAAGTTCTAATAATAGATGATTTATTTAAAGATAAGGTTAGGAATGGAGCTTTATTTGGTGGATTGACAGAAGCAGACACAAAACATATATATCCAATATTAAATTATAGATATTTTAATAATTTACCTACTTTATTTTCTACAGAGTGTACTCCTAATATGCTAAGAAAGCTAGATGAAGCTATGGGAGAAAGAATACTTGAAAGGTTTGACGGAAAGTTTGGAGTGACATTTAAGCAAGATTCTAATTATAGAATGAAAGCTTTTGAAAATAAAAATAAGCAATAGTTATCAATGCTTTAGGGCATTTATATAAATAAAAATATTAAGAAAGGACCTTTGGACAAGCTATTAAGAGTAGTGGGGATTACAAATTTAGAATGTTTTAAGATCCTTTCGGAAATATTTATTAGCAGTAGATTATGGAGAAGGATATTTTAAAAAAGTTTTAATAAAAGCAGTTGAGTATTACTTTATAGGATTAAGTGCTAAAGAAGCTGTAAATAAAGCATTAAAAGAGGATGGCAGGATGAAAGTCATGAAAGAATATGCAATGTATAAGGGGGAGGAATGTTTAGCTATTGGTAATGTATATGAGTTAGCTAAAGCGTTAAATGTTAAAGTAGATACTATTAGATGGTACTCTACTCCAACTTATAAAAGAAGGCTCCAAAAGAAAAATAAAAAAAGGATAGAAAATAGAAGAGTTTTAGTTGAACTAGGAGATGAAGAGTAATGGAATTAAGACGAATAGAAGACAATGTGTTTGAAAATATACCAGCAGATTTATTAGAAAGATTTAATAAATATTATAAAAAAGGTAATATTCTAGATTTTAAGATTAGAGAAGATGATAATTTTAAAACTGAAACAATATATTATGAATATTTTAATATTGTAGGTACATTAAAAAGGACTACTGTTTTAAAGAGAAATAGTAGTTATATTGAGGATAATCCAATATTAGTTAGAGATGTAGAAGTGTTATTAGAAAAAAGCAGATGGTTTAAACAACAATTTGAATAATGGGAGAAAGATATGGTTTATAGATTTAATAAAGAAAATTTTAATAAAAATGCACCAAAAAACATAAAAGAAAAATTAAAGTATCTACTTGATGATATAGATAATTTAGTAGTTGATTTTAGTTTAGGAGAGAATGGAACTCTTGATGTTAGTTTATATGGAGAAGTGTATGAAATTTATCCAGTGAAAAAAGAATGGTGCAGCATGGAAGAGCAGCTAAGAATTATGTAGTTTGTGGAGGTATGAGGAATGAAGAAAATAGAATTATATTTGGCTGATGATTTTAAAGATATATTTACAGAGTGGGATGAAGTAAAAGTTTATAAAACTTTGTCTGTAGCTGATGATGTTGAATTATGGAATAGAGCAATAAATCTAGAAGGTAAGTTTTATTCAATATGTTGTTCTCAAGGTAATAAATATCAAATCAGAGAGCTTGAGCAATTTAATCTTGAAGAAGATGAAAATTGGGATAAAAGCGAAATTACATGTCCTATTTGTGGATATGAACATAGTGATAGTTGGGAGTATGATTCAGATTGTGGAGAACTTGAATGTGAAGGTTGTGGAGCTACTTTGGGATGGAGTAGAGAAGTAGAAGTTTCATATTCAGCAGAAGTAAAAAAATCATTACAACCAATAAAATTTTAATGAATAGTTTGAAATTTGGAGAAGAATTATGAATGAGAGTGCGAAAAAAATATTAGCAGCAAGAGTTAATATGCCTTTAGAATGGAAAGTTGAAATGACCCAAGATAGATTAAAAGAATGGTATGACGGATATATAAGTTTTAGTGGTGGATTAGGAAGTAGAGTTCTTGTTGATATTGCAAATAAGGGTGGGTGGAATTGTAAGAAACCTATAGTCTTTATTGATACAGGATTAGAATATCCAGGAGTAAGAGAAAAAGGGTTACAATATGCACAATATATACTAAAACCTAAAATGACATTTCCAAAAGTATTAGATAAATATGGTTATCCAGTAATATCTAAAGCACAAGCTATGGCAATAAGAAAGTTAACTACACAAAATTTAAGTGAAAAGTATAGAAATAAACTTTTATATGGAGATGAAAAAGGAACAGCGGGGAAGCTAAGTAATCAATGGCATTATTTATTAAATGCTCCTTTTAAAATATCTGAACAGTGTTGTGATGTTATGAAGAAAAGACCAGCACATAAATTTGAAGATACAAATGGTTGTTATCCAATAACAGCAGAAATGATTGAAGAAAGCACTAATAGAAAAGTTGTTTATCTAAAGAATGGCTGTAATATGTGGAATTTAAAAAGACCAAAGAGTACGCCAATGGCATTTTGGACACAACAGGATCTATTAGAGTATGCAGTAAAAGAAAAACTAGATATTGCTAAAGAGTATGGAGAAATAAAACAAGATAGTTTTGGAAGATACTATACAACAAAAGAAAAAAGAACTGGATGCATGTTTTGTATGTTTGGATGTCATTTAGAGAAAAGTCCTAATAGATTTCAAAGAATGCATGAAATGTATCCAAAGCAATATGAGTACTGCATCAATAAATTAGGATTAGGAGAAATACTTGACTATATGAATATTGAGTATAGGCCTATAGGAGCATTAAAAGAGAATAAAGATGGACAACTTATGATAGTTGGTTAATGAATAATTTGAAATAAATATGAAATATGGTGGAAGTATGGTTTATCGATTTAATAAAGAAAAGTTTAATAAAAATGCTGATAAAGGTATTAAGAGAATACTATCTAAACATCTAGATTATATAGATAACTTAGAAGTTAAATTTATAGATGGGGAAGAGTGGGGAACAGTAGAAACTTATGTTGTAGGACAAGAGAGATATTGTTTATATCCAGTAAAAAAAGATTGGTGCAGCATAGAAGAGCAGTTAAGAATAATTTGAAATTTTTAGATAATATGGAGAAAGAGCAATGGAATTAAGAAGAATAGAAGATAATGTCACTCAATTAAGGGTATCAAATAAAAATAATGGCTTTTTAATAAAGCAGCTAAAGTTTATTGGAGCAGTACCAGTTAAAGAAAGTAGTATTTATACTTATTTTAACTTCAATGGAAGTTTTGCAGATTGTAGAAAATATTTAGGAATAGGTTAATGAACAATTTGAAATTATTACGAGTTAGATAAGGAGAAATAAAATGAGAAAATTTAGAGTTACAGTTACTACTACAAAAGAGTTTGAAATAGAAATTGATGATGAAAAGATAACAGAGGAAGAGTTAGATGGCTTTGAATCAACTTTTTATCCACTAGATGAAGAAGATGACAGAATTAAATCGATGGCAGGAGATTACTGCAGATTAAGAGCACAATTTGGTCAATGCTTTATAGAAGGATATGGACATGTATTGGAAAAAGGTAAAGCACCATTATCAGCTAAAATATCTAATGAGAAGCCTAATGATGCAATAAATATATTAGATTATTACGATGATGATTATATTGAAGTTGATGAATTATAGTTCGCAATTCAAAAAATTAGCTACCTAGAGGAAAAGCTTGTTGATATAGCTAATAATGAGCAGAGAGCAATAAAACTATTAATAAAAAAAGATTATATAGTAACGAAGCTGACAAAAGGGCAATTAGAAGATGCTAAAGAATGTGAAAACTGTGGGTTTGAAGGAGATTGCTCGGAGTGTAGATGTAATATTTGTATCGTTCAGTAAAAAAATATTTTAAGAGGAGTAAGAACAATGACAGTATATGAATTAAGAGAAATACTAGACCAGTATAGTGGTGAAATGCAAGTTGTTATATCTGATAAATTTGGACAAGAAGTTTTAGATCTAGAAAAGGTAATGATTAATTACAAAAAAGATGATGCTAGATTAGCATTAATACCAGAGGAATATTAAGGGGTGGATTTAAGTGTACGTAATAGTTTTTGAAGCATGGAACGGTAAAAGATGTGAGATAGTTTTTGGTGAAGAAAAGGCTAAAGAAAGATATTGGGAATTAGATGAATTATATTCTGAAGTACATTTATTAAAAGTTGAAAATGAGATACCAATGTAATTCATAATTCAAAAATAGAAGTTTGAAATAACTGCTCAAGAAGTACCAGTTCAAGAGCAGTCAATTAATTCTAAGTTAGAATTAAATCAAAGACGAGGTATAGAAAATGAGTTTTAAAGAAAAAATTGAAATATTTGCAACGATACTGAGTATCATTGCATTATTCGTTAGCATTTTTACAGCTATAGTTATTAGGAAATAATAAATTCAAAAAAAGTGTTATTAGGAGAGGAAGAGTAATGATAAATGATATAGAAATTTGCAAAGAATGTCATTACATGAATATTAAAGATTATTCATGTAGAGAAAGGCATTGTAGAAAGTGTGATAACTATGGGGGAAAATTACTTCCAGCTGATGTAAGAATAATTCAAAGACCAGTTATGGTTAGGATTGATTGTCCTCATTGTGATTATGAAATAGAAATGCAGTATAGTGACTTTGAAGGGTTAATGCCAAGTGAGTATCCAGGAGATTGGGGAGGAGAAGTAATAGAGTGTCCAAACTGTAATAAACAAATTGAGATAGATGATACAGAATGGATTTAAGGTGGAAGAATGAAAATATTGCGAAGTAGATGGAGGAATGAGAAATGAGTAAAAAATGGACTTATGAATTAAATACAATGAGTGATATATGGAGAGGTGGTATTTGCGATAGCAGAGAAGAAGCTATAAGAGAAGCTACAAATGAAGCTTTAATAGATGGTATTAAGAAATTCAAAATTGGGATATGTGAAGATGTGTTTAATTATGGTATAGATGCAGATGAAGTATTAGAGAGAATTGCTGAAGAAACATATGAAGATGTAGGGGAAGTTGCTGAAGATTATTTAGATGATGTAACTAAAGAGCATAAAGAAGAATTACAAGATAAATTAAATGAGGTTTTTTATTCTTGGCAAGAAAAATATAATTACAAACCTAATTTCTATACTGTTGTAAGTGAAGAAATAATAGAAGTAGATAAGGAGCAGTAGCTCGCAATTCAAAAAAAAGAAAGTGATTATAAGAAATGTTGGAAATAAATAAGGCAAGGGAACAACAGTTAAAAGAAAGAATTAAAAGATTAGAAAGCTATGTTTATGAAGGTGATGATACACCACAGCTTAAGAAAATATATGAAGATCAAATAAAATTTTTAAGAGAAGAGCTTAAGCAGTATGAATAGATTAAAGGGGGATATATGTTAGAGATTTTAGAATTTATATTTAAAGATTTTTGGCACTTTATTGGAGTGATTATATTATTAGCTATAATAAGTGATGGAGTAAGCGGGATGTTTAAATAAAAAATTAATCGAAAATAAAATACTCGTAAATGATAATAAAACTAAAAGGAGGGAATATGAGTAAATTACTAAATGTTGGCTATTTTAATAGTATAAATAAGGACAGAGTTGTATCAGTAGCAGATTATGAAAGTGCTCCTATAAAGAAACTTGTTAAGAATGCTAGAGATATGGGAATGTTAGTTGATCTAACACAAGGTAAAAAGACAAGAGCAGTTATAGTTATGGATAGTAGCCATATAGTTTTAACAGCAAAAAGTGCGGAAGCACTTGCTAAAAATGAATAAAAATAAAAGAAAATATAGTAAAAAGCATATGTTTTTTTAAAAAAAGCGGGGGTAAATTTCTCTCGCTTTTTTTATATTTATGATATTATGAATATAAATTAAATCGGAAATAACAAGAAGTTCATAAGGATATTACTTATTAAAGTTTAAAAATGTTACTTTTTTATGGGTTGGGGTAAACTATATCATTTTTTAAGGAGGAATAGAGATGAATAAAGAATTAGTATCACAGTTATATGCAAATGGACTAAGTGCAAAAGAAATAGCAGAAGAGTTAGGTGTAAAAGTTGGAGCTATTAAAATGTGTATACAAAGAAATTTTAAAGATTTAAAACCTATTCACTTAAAAAATAGAAAACATCTTAAGTTTTATGAAAATGAAGTTAGAAAAATAACAAAATATGAAAGTAAGCAGTATATGAGTGATAAAACTTTTATATTAAAGAATAGATCTCTTTATGAAACTAAAGAAGATGGTGATATAGTACTAAAAAAAGATATAGGTTATTCAATTCCTTGGGATGTACCAAGGAAGTTAATAAATGAATTTAAGAGTTGTTAGAAATAATAGCTCTTTTAATTTGCCAAAATATATTTAGTTATTTTATAAAAATGCAAAATTATAAAAAAGTGAGGAGTAAAAATGAGGATAGAAGAAATCTTAAAGGAACTGCAACCATATGAATATGATAATTTAGATAAAAAAAGAAAAAAAGTAATTCAGGTTAAAAGAAAAACTTCAAGAAAAGAGAAGTTAGATATAAAGGAGTTAATGTCTAATAGATATTATAGGCGTGGTCGTGGTGGAGCTATAAAGCAGGTGAGGTAATGATTAGAAAGAGAAAAATAACATTTGAAGAACCTGAAAGAAAAAAGAAAGTACCAGCACTTCCTATTCAAGAGCGTGATTATAATAGATTCAAATATAAGTTGGAAGAAGTTAGCAAAGATTGTCCAGAAAGAAACTTAATGATCTTTTATATTGGAGTCGCTACTGGATATAGATTAGTTGACTATGTAGGATTGACAATTGGAGAATTAAAGGAGTTTTTGGATGAAGATAAGTTTATTATTCAAGAAAGTAAGCAGTATAATGCATGGAAAACACATATTGCAAATAATCCTAATTCAAAAAGAAAGCCACCAGCTCCTAGAGAGTCAATAATTCAAACAAATCTTAGAAAGAAAATTAAAGATTATGTTAAAGGTAAAAAGAATAGTGAATATGCATTTGAAAGTGAAAAGTACCCTGGTGAGCCTATAACTCCTAAAACATATAGTGCAATATTAAAAAAAGTTGGACAAGAATTAGGATTAAAACATATTACTGGACATAGTTTAAGAAAAACATATGCTCAAAGATTATGGCAAGAAAAAAGAGATTTAGAGTTTGTTAGAAAAAGTTTAGGTCATAAGTCAATAGAAACTACAAAACATTACTTAGGATTAGATAATGAAATTAAAGAAGATGCATCAAGAATAGCAGATTCAAAATTATAATTTTTTGTACTTAATACGAAAAAAAGTAACGAAGGCATATAAGAGAGAAAAAATAAAAATTCTTACTAATATATGTACTAAAAAAATAGTATGCGTAATTATAGGGGTTATTTCGCATAAGGAAGTGATAAGAGTAATGTGGTTCAAAGTATTGATTTTAAAGGCTTTAAACAGGGTTTTAACAACAATAATTAAAAGCTTAAAATTCTTTAATTCAAAAAAATAAATAAGATTCAAATAACTAAGTATATATAAACTTTGCAATTTCAATGAGTTTCACAGTTTTAATAGTATACCAAAATAGTATATAGAAAGAAGGTGAAGAGATGGCTGTAAGAGATCCTTTAAGAGATGAAGCTTTTAACTTATTTAGAAATAGTAAAGGTAAAATGACATCAAAAGAAATAGCAGAAAAATTGAATAAAAGTGTAAATACTATTAATTCATGGAGGAATAAGGATGAATGGAGTAAGAAGTTAAAAGGTGGAGCGCCAAAAGGAAATTCTAATGCAAAAGGTCATGGAGCACCAAAAGGAAACTTAAATGGACTTAAGCATGGTAATTATTGTGATGCATCTAAATTCTTTGATAAAGGTTTTTTAGCTAAATATATTCCTTCGGCAACTAAGCAGATAATAAAAGGTGTTGTAGATGAGGGAGTAAACACTTTAGATATGTTATGGGATAATATAGTATTACTTTATGCATCTATAATAAGATCTCAAAAGATAATGTATGTTAAGAATCAGAATGACTTAACTAAAGAGCTAAGAAGAAGTAAAGTTAAAACAAAAACTAGAGAAACTGAAAAAACTGCCACTACAGAAGACGAAAAAGAATTTGAATATGAATTGCAATTTGCTTGGGATAAACAAGAAAGATTCATCAAAGCACAATCAAGTGCTATGAAAAATCTTAATTCTATGATTAAGGATTATGAGGAGTTATTACATAAGAATTGGGATTTAGCTTCTGAGGAACAAAAATTAAGAATAGAAGCGTTAAAGGCTAAAATAGGTAACAATGATGACTCTAAAGAAGATAAGATTGATAAATACTTTAGTGCTCTTGAAGGTGCTTTAAAGAATGATTAGTGATTTATACCATAATAAGCAGTTAGAACATATGAAATTTGCTATGAATAATGATTACTTTATGTTAATAGGTTCAGGGGCTAAGAGAGCAGGAAAGACTATTGTTAATAATGATTTATTCCTATATGAACTTAGAAGAGTAAGGAAAATAGCGAATGAATTAAATATACCATTACCACAATATATATTAGCTGGTGCAGATTTAGGAGCACTACAAAGAAATGTACTTAATGAATTGACAAATAAGTATGAAATAGAATTTAAATTTGATAAGCATAATAGATTTGTTTTATTCGGTGTACAAGTTTGTTGCTTTGGTCATAGTAAAGTAAATGATATGGGAAGAATCAGAGGTATGACTGCCTTTGGGGCATATATCAATGAAGCTACAATGGCTAATGAAATGGTATTTAATGAAATAAAGTCAAGATGTTCAGGGGTAGGTGCTAGATTATTAATAGATACAAATCCGGATCAACCTGAGCATTGGTTTAAAATTAATTTTATTGATAAAGAAGATGGAGTTACAACTAAAGTATTTCATTATACACTAGATGATAATACATTTCTAAGTGAAAGATATATTAATAATATAAAGAATTCTACACCAACAGGAATGTTTTATGATAGAGATATAAAAGGTTTATGGGTATCAGCAGAAGGTATTGTATATAAAGACTTTAGAAAAGAAATACATTATATTAAATCAAAGGATTTAAAAGATATAAACTTTGTAAAATATTTTGCTGGTGTTGACTGGGGATATGAACATCCAGGAGCAATAGTAGTATTAGGTAAAGATGATAAAGGAGATATATACCTTTTAGAAGAACATTCAAAGCAACATGAGGAAATAGAGTATTGGGTTAACATAGCCAAAGAAATAAAAAGTAGATATGGAAATATATCTTTTTATTGTGATACTGCAAGGCCGGAATATATAAAGAGATTTAAAAAGGAAAATATAAAAGCTAAAAATGCAGATAAAGCAGTATTAGCAGGAATAGGTGAAGTAGGCAGATTGATAAAATCAGAAAAGCTAAAAGTAGTTGAGGATAAAGTAGAATTATTTAAAAAAGAAATATTCATGTATTCATGGAATAAGACTACTGGAGAGCCTATTAAAGTATGGGATGACGTATTAGATGCACTTAGATATGCAATTTATACAGAAAGCATAAAGAAGAATATAGTTGTAGGAAGCAAGAACAAATTAGGAATAAGATAGGAGTAATATAATATGGCTATAGTAAGGGATAGGAAGTTTCTAGATAGTGATGGAACAGTATCTACTAAACTTCTTTTTTCATGCATAAAAGAGCATAGGCTTGAAGTAGAAGCTAGATTAAATAAATTAAATGATTATTATGAGGGAAATCATAAAATACTTGATAGAACATTCAAAAACAAGAATATACCTAACAATAAAATAGTATGTAATCATGCTGAATATATAGCAGATTTAGCAGTTGGATATGTATTTGGTGTACCTATCTCATATAGTGGAGAAGGAGCAGAAGCATTAAATATAAACTTTACTGAAATAGATGAAGATAGTCATAATAATGAATTAGCTTTAGATTTATCTATATTTGGTAGAGCATATGAATTGATATATATGAATAGTGATGAAAAACCAAAGATAGAATTAGCTTCATTAAGTCCAATAGATACTTTCTTAGTAGTAGATAATACTGTAAAAGAAAGACCTATGTTTGCAGTTCATTATTATCCTAATATTACGTTAGAAAACACTATAAAAAACTATACTGTAGAAATATATACAGAATCAGAAAAGTTAGTATATGAGATTCCAACCTTGGATGGTGAGTGTTCAATTGAAAAAGAAGTAGATATAGATGAACATTATTTTAATGGAATACCTATTATTGAGTATACAAACAATAAAAAGTCTAGAGGAGATTTTGAAGGTGTTATAGCATTAATAGATGCTTATAATAAATTGCAATCAGATAGAGTTAATGATAAAGAGCAATTAGTAGATGCATTTCTAGTTCTTATAGGTCAAAATTTAGGAGATTCTAAAGAAGAAGTAAGTGAAACAGTGCAATATTTATTAGAGCAAAAAATACTAGAACTTGATGATGGTGGAGATGCAAAGTGGTTAATTAAATCATTGAGTGAGGATCAAGTTGAAATATTAAAGAAATCTTTAAAAGATGATATACATGAGTTTTCTAAAGTACCATGTTTAACTGATGAAAATTTTGTAGGTAATTCTTCTGGTGTTGCAATGAAATATAAATTATTGGGATTTGAACAATTAGGGAGAACTAAAGAAAGATATTTCAAAAAGGGATTAAGAGAAAGACTTAAACTTATAGAAAATATAGAGGGGAAAAGAGCAAATAATATTAAATCTTCTGATATAGATATAAGCATGAAAAGAAGTTTACCAGTAGATGATGAATTATTAGCTAGAATTGCAAGTGAAACAGAAGGATTCATATCATGGGAAACTAGAATTAAGAATTTTGATCCAGAAATTGATATTGAAGAAGAAAGAAAAAGATTAGAAGAAGAAAAGAAGAGAAATATTGAAGAGCAACAAAAAGCATTTGGCTTCCCGTATGATAAAGCAGATAATCCGAATGATGATAAGGAAGGTGAAGAAGAATGATAATAAGTGCTTGGATAGTATTAATTTTAAATGCATTAACTGGAGTAACAAACTTTTTTGGAGTATTTACTGAAAAAACTACTGGTAAGAGAGTATTAAGCTTTATAGGCTGTATAATTAGTATATTAACTTGTATACTATCTATTTATATTTTAAGGTTATAGAAGGTTATAGTATGAATAGCAGAAATAATAGTTACTGGGAAGCTAGAACAAACGCTATAATGGACAAACAACAGTTAAACGCTGATATAACATATAGGAAGTTAAGGAAGGCTTATATAAAGGCTATAGCTGAAATAGAAGTAGATGTTAGAAGAATATATAATAAGCTTAAGAAGAATGGTGAACTTAATGATAATCAAGTAAAAGAATTTTTAAATACTGAATTATCAAAGTTAGATAGAAAAGAATTAAAGAAGTTAATTCTAAATACAAAAGATGATAAGTTAAGAAAGTTTTTAACAGCTAAATTAGATGCACCAGCTTATGCTGCAAGAATAGCAAGAAAAGAGGTTCTTAAAGAAGCATTAGTAGATAATTTAAAGCAGATAATGAATGAAGTTGCAGTAAATGAAATGGTATTAGATAAAAATCTATTTATTCAAAATATGAATCAATCATACTATACCCATATGTGGGAAGTGCAAAGAGGTATGCAGATAGGATTTGATGTAGGAGCTTTAGGAAAAGAAACTATTGAAGCTATATTAAAAAGACCATTTGCAGGAGGATATTATTCTGAAAGAATATGGGGTAATACATCAAAGCTAACAGAACAGCTTTATGAAACTGTATTATCAGGATTATTAAATGGTAAGCCATTAAAGAAAATGATAAATGAGTTAACTGAAACAATGGAAGTTGGCGAAAGTGCTGCAAGAAGATTAGTAAGAACAGAAGCAGCTTACTATACAAACATGGCAGCAGTTGAAGGATATAAAGAATGTGGAATAGATAAATATAGATATTATGCAAAACTAGATCTTAAAGTAAGTAATATATGTAGAGAGCTAGATGGTAAGATATTTCCTATAAGTGAAGCACAAACAGGAGTAAACCTTCCACCAATGCATCCATGGTGTAGAAGTTCAATAGGGCCTGTTATTGATGGTGGAGTATCTCAAAGAATTGGAGTTAGAACAAGAGATGTAGTTACAGGGAAAAGCCACATAATAAAAGGAGATATAACATATAAGGAATGGTATGATAGATTTGTAATAGATAAATATGGAGAAGATAAAACTAAAGAGTTAGAAAAGAAAGCAAAGACTTACAAGAAAAAGGATAAAAAATAGATATTCATAAAATCCATATTATGTTATATAATTGTATTATTATGTAATATGGGGGGTCTTATGAAAGAGAAAAAGAGAATAACAGCTTTACTATTATGTATATTTGGATTTATATTTGGATTACATCATTGGTATCTAGGAAATTGGAAAAAAGCATTATTATTTACTATAACTGCTGGAGGTTTATATATTTGGTGGATTCATGATATAATAAAGCTTATTTTTGATAAAGATTATATAAATAACTATAAAAGATGTACAAGTCTTAAAGAAGATTTTAAGGAAGAAATTAGATATCAGCAGAAGAAAGCTATTATAGAACAGGAAAATAGACAATATAAGGCTAGTTGTCAAGTATGTTGCCCTAACTGTGGAAGTACTCAAATTACTGCTAATAAAAAGGGATTTAGTTTAGGTAAAGCTATAGCTGGAGGAATTATATTAACACCTATAGCTGGTGTAGCAACTGGTATGCTTGGCAAAAATAAAATAATAATAACTTGTTTAAGTTGTGGAAAACAATTTAAACCGGGAAGATAATTTATAGCACTTACTTAGGTAGGTGCTTTTATTATACTTAAAATTAAGGAGGAAATATTTATGAAAAAATTATTTATATCTCAACCAATGAGAGGTTTAACAGACGAAGAAATTTTAAAAACTAGAGAAGAAATTAGAGTTAGAGCAGAAGAAACAATAGGAGAGTCTGTAGAATTAATAGATTCTTTTATTGAAGACTATCCAGGAGAGATTAATAAATCTGTACCAGTTTGGTATTTAGGCAAATCAATACAACTTCTTTCACAAGCTGATATTGCATATTTTGGTGGAGATTGGAGAAATGCAAGAGGTTGTAGAATTGAGCATGAAGTGGCAGATAAATATGGAATTAAAATAATAGAGGAGTAATGGTGGTTAATTATGAATGAAAAAGAATTTTTAGAGTGGTGTAAGCAAGAAGTATGTGATTATACCAATAAACATTTAGATAAAACAGATAAAAAGGAAATCATAACAGATGATGTATATATGGTGTGGTGCTGTAAAACACTACAAAATAATAAAGCATTACTTAGTACTACTTTACCTGATGGAATATATTATGAATGTACATACAATGGAGATAAAAAAGAAATGTATGTAGATGTTTATAAGAAATGGGAAAATTATAAGGTTAAAAAATAATTAAGTCTTAGGAAACTAAGGCTTTTTATTATGCCCTAAGTAAGGCGTTAAACTGCTTAAAAATAATATTTGAACCTAATGGGCAATGAACATTAGGGGCGAGGAGGAAGAAATGAAAAGAAAATTAATTATGAATCTTCAACTATTTGGATTAGGACAAGTTTCTAGACCTTTTCTTAATGCAGATAGTGGAGAAGGCAATGGAGGAGCTGGAACTGGGGCTGATAACAGTAATGGTGAAGGTAGAACAGATGAAAATCAAAATTCAGATGAAGGAGATAAGTCTTTTGATGATATTTTAAAAGATAAAAAGTATCAATCTGAATTTGATAAAAGAGTAGCAAAAGCTTTAGAAACTGCAAGAGGTAAATGGGAAACTGATTATCAAGCAAAGGTTGAAGAAGCTAAAACAGAAGCAGAAAAGCTAGCTAAGATGAATGCGGAACAAAAAGCAAAATATGCAGAAGAGAAGAGATTAGCAGAGCTAGAAAAGAGAGAAAAAGATATAACTACTAGGGAATTAAGAGCAACAGCTTTTGAAACTTTAGCAGAAAAGAATCTACCTAAAGAATTAGCAGATATTCTTAATTATTCAGATGCAGAGCAATGCAATAAAAGTATTGAAGCTGTAGAAAAGGCTTTCCAAGCTGCAGTAGAGAGAGCTGTAAATGAAAAATTAAGAGGGAAACAAACACCTAATAAGGGTGGGCAAGGAAATGCAGGAGATGCAGCATTAAGAAAAGCTATGGGGCTTTAAAATTAATAAAAGTGAGGAAGATTAAATTATGGCAAATACAATTACATTAGCAAAGAAATATGTACCTTTACTAGATGAGGTTTATAAGAAAGTAGCATTGACTTCTATACTAGATAGTGATGCTAGTTTAGCAAGAGAAGGAGCAAATACAAATGAAATAATTATTCCTAAGATAGATATGGATGGATTAGGAGATTATGATAGAAATTCAGGATATGTTAATGGAGATGTTACATTAACATGGGAAACAGTTAAATTTAACTATGAAAGAGGTAGAATGTTTAATGTTGATGCTATGGATAATGAAGAATCAGTAGGATTAGCATTTGGGAAATTATCAGGTGAGTTCATAAGAACTAAGGTAGTTCCAGAAATAGATGCATTTAGATTTGCTACTTACGCAAGCAAATCGGGCGTAACAGTAGTTAATGAAGGTTTATCAACTGGTGAAGCAGTAATAAAAGCGTTAAGAACTGCTTCAACTAAAATGGATGAAGAAGAAGTAACTTCAGAGGGAAGAATATTATTTATTACACCAACATTAAAAGGATTAGTAGATGATCTAGATACTACTAAATCTAAAGCAGTAATGGATAAATTTGCAGCGGTTATTGAAGTACCACAATCTAGATTCTATTCTGCAATAGAACTTAATGATGGGAAAAGTGGTGGTGAAGAAAAAGGTGGATATAAAAAGGCATCAGATGCTAAAGATTTAAACTTTATGATTATTGAACCATCAGCATTACTTCAATTCCCTAAGCATGTTGTACCTAAGATAGTTACTCCAGAACAAAATCAATCTGCAGATGCATGGAAGTTTGGTTATAGAAACTATGGACTAGCAGATGTTTATGAAAATAAGACAGCTGGTATATATGCACATACTAAAGCAGCATAGGAGAAAGTATTATGGGAAGAATAGTTGGATTGGTATTTAAAGATACTAAAATTAAAGAAAAGGAATTTAAAAATAATGATGTTGATTTAAACAAATTAACATTAGATCAATTAAAAAGTTTAGCAGAAGAAAAGGGGATTGAATTTGCTCCTAAAATAAAAAAAGATGATCTTATATTTTTAATTGAAAATGATATAGATGATGAAATAGAGAATAAAGAGGAAGCATAAGCTTCTTCTTTTTTGGATGGTGCTTAAATGGATCAATTAACAAATATTAAAATAAGAACAAATGAGGATGATGTTATACTTTTAAATCAGCTTTTAGAAGATGCAGAAGCCGAGATATTAGATTACTGCAATAGAGATACACTATTACCACGTATGCTTGGATTACAAAGAGAGTTAGCTGTTATTTATTATAATAGGCTAGGAAGCGAGGGGGAATCTTCTAGAAGTGAGGGAGGAGTATCTGTAAGTTACAGTACTGATATTCCTGAAAATATTAAAAGAAGATTAAACTCATACAGGAGATTAAAGGCGGTGAGATTGGCCAATGAGAATAAAGAATAAAAAAACTTACTGGCTTAAGAAAAAAATAACCACTGAAGATAATGAAGGCAATGTGTATGCTGATTATTCTGAAGCAATTGAAATAAAAGCAAATATATATCCAGCTAGTGGGAAACTACAAGCTGAAATATATGGTGAGAGATTAAATTATATATTCAATATGCTTTATGATGGCCAAGAAAAATTAAATGAAGGTGATGGAATATGTGTTTTTGTAGATAAAGATAGTAAACCGGACTACAAGATAATATCAATTAAACCATATTCACACCAATCAATAGAATTGGAGAAGATATAATGGCTGTAACCAATGTAAAAAGGCTTATGAAAAAACTTGATGAACTAGGGGGGAATAGTGAAGCTGTATTTGAAAATGCAGTAGAAAAGGCTGGAAAAGCAATAGAAAGATATGCTAAAGATTATTGTCCTGAAAGTGGATTAAGTGATGATACATTAAGAGATTCAATTAAATTTGAAATGGTTAAAAAAGATGGTAAAAAGACTAAAGGAAGAGTTGTTACAAATCATGAGTATGCAGCTTATGTAGAGTTTGGAACAGGACCAGTAGGAGCAAAAAGCGGTGGAGTTGCTTCTAAATTAGCGGGTAAGATAACTTATAAATCAGATGGTTGGTATATTCCAGCAGATGAAATTGAACCAGCAGTAGCAGAGCAATATCATTTTAAACTTGTTACGATTGGGGGAGTTGATTTTTACTATTCAGAAGGACAAGCAGCACAACCTTATATGTATCCAGCAGTAGTAGGTAAAGAAAAAGCCATAGGTAATATAGTTAGATATCAAATAAACAAAGAAATAAAAAGAATATGTAATAGTAGGTGATAACTTGGTTAATTTTAAACCTATAATTTATAAAAAATTAAAAGAAATTGAAGGTGTTACAGTAAGTGAAGAATATCCAAATGATTGGAGTAAATTACCTGCTGTAACTTATTCAGAGGAAGATAATTCTACTTATGAGGTAGTAGATAATGAAGAATCTACTTGTAGGATTATTTATCGAATAGAAGTATGGAATGATAGAAGTACTTCGGAAATTGTTTTAAACATAGATAAAGCAATAACTTCATTAGGTTTAAAAAGAACATTCTGCAAAGATGCTCCAGTTCCAAGCAAATTAAAGCATAAAGTTCTTAGATATGAAGGTATTGTTGATATCAAAACATTTAGAGTATACCAAAGAAATTAAGGAGGAGATTATATGTTAGCAAATGGTATTAAATTAGGATATTCAACAAGTGGTTCAAGTTATACAAATTTAGAAGGACTTCAAGAAGTACCTGAAATTGGTTCAGATCCTGAAAAAGTTGATGTGACTACTTTAGCAGACAAAGCAAAGAAATATGAACAAGGTATAGGTGATTATGGAGATTTAGAGTTTACATTTAAATATGATAACTCTTCAGCAACATCACCATTTAGAATATTAAAAGGATTTGAAGCAAATAAAACCGTAGTTAAATTCCAAATAGAATTTCCTGATGGAACAAAATTTAAATGGGATGCACAAGTAAGTGTAAAAATTGGTGGTGGTGGTGTTAATGCATTAATAACATTTACTGTATCAATGGCTTTACAAAGTGATGTCGATATAGAACATCCAGCTGATTTATCAATGCTTAAAGAACTTAAGGAGGGTGAAGAATAATGAAATATCATACTTTAGAAATTAACGGTCAAGAATTAAAATGTAGATTAACTACTCAAAATACAAGAAAATTAGAAGAAAAATTAGGTGGAGAATCATTAATGTTAATGCTAGTAAAAAAGAAAGTATTAGGTGCTGGTGATATATCAGCAATACTTCATTCATCATTACAAGCATTAGAGCATGGATGGACATCTCAAAAGGTAGATAACCTTATAGATGAATATATAGATAATGATGGTGACTTATTTACTCTTCAACAAGAATGTATGAACATAATGAAGGTAAGTGGTTTTTTCAAGGAGAGTCCACAGAGCCAAGAGCAGGAAGTGGACAAGGAAGAAGCAAAAGAGGCCATGAAACTTTTACTGAATTAATTAATGAATTATATCCGATTTGTTTAGATTGTGGCATTACACCAAGCCTGTTTCATGAAAGTACAATAGATGAATTAATTGATCTAATTAAATCTTACGGAAGAAAAGAAGAAGCAAGGCAAAAAGAAAATATAGTTTTAAATTATATGTTAGCTAGACAAATAGGAGAGAATGTTGCAATTTTATTTAATAAAGATGCAAAAGTAACTCAACTTTGGGATTTATACCCTGACTTATTCAAAAAAGAAAAGGAAATAAGTGATAGAAAAGTAAGAGAGGCAGAAATGGAAGCTTATAAAGCGAAGTTTACTGCCTTTGCTTATAGCGTAAATTCCAAGATAGGGGGTGAAAATAATTAATGACTATAGAGGAATTAGAAATAGTTATTGAAGCACAAACAAGAGATTTCCAGCAACAAATAGAAAGAGTAACAAATCAAGTGAGCAATATGGAGAAAAGAGTTAATAAATCTCTAGGAAATATAAAAAATATTTTTGGTAGAGTAGGTAAATGGATTGCTGCTCTAGGGATAGGTAAAGTTATAAAAGATAGCATTATAACAGCTATGGACTCTATAGAAAGTGACTCCATGTTTGATACTGTATTTGGTTCTCTCGCTAATGATGTACGGCAATGGTCAGAGGAACTACAAAATACCCTAGGGTTAAATGGTTATGCTATTAGAGAGAATGTTGCAACTTTATATAATATGACTCAATCAATGGGGTTAGCATCAAGTGAAGCCCTAAATCTTTCCAGGGATATGACTTTACTTGCTGAAGATATGGCAAGTTTTTATAACTTAAGCAGCGAAGAAGCATTTACTAAAATTAGAACTGGATTAACAGGTGAAACTGAACCACTTAAAGCATTAGGTATATTAGTAGATGATGCTACTATTAAACAATATGCTTACGCCAATGGAATAGCTAAAACTGGAAGTGAATTAAGTAATACAGAAAAGGTAATGGCTAGATATATTGCTATATCTCAACAGACTGCAACGGCAAGTGGAGACTTAGCGAGAACAATAAATTCTCCAGCAAACCAATTGAGAGTATTACAAAATAATTTAAATTTATTAAAAATAGAATTAGGTAATGCTTTTATGCCAATAGTACAAATAGTATTACCAATATTAAATTCATTTGCACAATCATTAGTAAAGGTAACTAGTGTGGTAGCTAGATTTATGAACGTATTATTCGGGACTTCAGCTAGTTCATCTGCAGGAAGTACGGCAACTGCTATTGGTGGAGTTAGTACAGCAGTTAAGGGTGTTAGTGACGCATATAATAATGCGGGGAATAGTGCTAAAAAGGCTGCTAAAGATGCAAAAGGATTTCTTGCAGGATTCGACGAGATCAATAAAGTAAATCAAAATAGTTCTGATTCAGGAAGTGGGGCATCTGGTGGAGGTTCATCAGGTGGAGTTGATATTCCAAGTTTTGATATTAGTGAGCAAGAAGGAGCTCTTGAACAATTAACTGGAAAAGTAGAAGAGTTTGCACTTAAAGTAAGGAATGCTTTTATAAATATTGCAAATTTCATAAAAGAGCATAAAGAAATTATTATTTCACTAATAGCTGGACTAGCAGCAGGAATCATAAGTATCTTTATTGCTGCTAACTGGGGAACTATAGTCAGCACAATAAGTGGAATATTTATACCTTTGATTACATGGTTTAAAAATTTAGCTTTAGCTATGGAATTTTCAACACCATTAAAAGTATTTAGTTATGGACTATTTGGAATAAGTCCTATTGCGTTAGCTGTTGTAGCTATAATAGCTGCTGTTACTGCAGCAGTAGTATATTTATGGCAAACATCTGATACCTTTAGACAATCACTAATAGATGGTTGGAATGCATTAATTAGTGTATTAACTCCTTATTGGGAAGCTATAAAGGGAGCATTAATTTTAATAGGAGATCTTTTAATTACAGTGCTAAAGCCTATACTATTTATATTATGGGATGCCTGGTGTACTGTAGTAGATAATATAGTAAAAGTAACAATGGCTCTATGGACAAATTGTATAGCACCAGTAGTTCAATTTTTAGGTGAATGCCTTAAAAAGATTATAGATGGATTAAATGAAATATGGCAAGCATGGAAACCTACAATAGAAAAAATAGGAGAAATACTTGTCGGTATATGGAATACTTGTTTAAAGCCATTCGTAAATTGGTTAGGCAGTACTTTTATTCAAGCGTTTAAAAATATAGGGGATTATATTAAACCTATATTAGATAGTTTAAAAACTATGTTTGGTGGATTAGTAGATTTTATAGTTGGAGTATTTACTGGTAATTGGCAAAAGGCTTGGCAAGGAGTGCAAAATATATTTAAAGGTATATTTAATGGACTTGAAGCAATAGCTAAAAAGCCAATAAATTATATTATTAGTGCTGTTAATAGCATGATTAAAGGATTGAATAAAATTAAACTTCCAGATTGGGTTCCAGGGCTAGGAGGTAAGGGTATTAATATTCCTACAATTCCTATGTTAGCTAAAGGAGGAATTATAGATAGTCCAACAATTGCTATGGTAGGAGAGGCAGGTAAAGAAGCAGTAATGCCTTTAGAAAATAATACAGGATGGATAACTGATTTAGCTTCTAAAGTTGCAGATAGAATGCCACAAGGGGCAAGCACTACTACAAGTGATGCACCTATTGAATTAACTATCCAAATAGGAACAACAAAGCTTGGCAAAGTTGTTATTGATAGCATTAATAAAGTTAATAGACAAGCTGGAAAGAATCTTATAACAGCAGGGTAGGTGATAGTTATGATTAGGATAAATGGAGTAGCAATTGCTACTCCTAAAACATTTGAAGTAACAGTAAGTGATTTAGATGGAAATAGTGAAAGAAATGCAAATGGAGAATTAATAAGAGATAGATTAGCTGTAAAAAGAAAAATTAATTTAGAGTGGCCAGCTTTAACACAAGCTCAAAGTTCAAGATTATTAAGTGCTGTATCAGATGTGTTTTTTACTGTAGAGTTTCCTGATCCTCAACTTGGTGTTATATCTAGAACTATGTATGTAGGGGATAGAACAACTCCAGCTTATTCATGTATAAATGGAGTAATTAAATGGAGTGGACTTAAAATGAATTTCATAGAAAGGTAGGTACTAAATGTATAAAGTAAGTAATGAGTGTAAAAAGGCTATAAATCATTATTCTAGAGAATTATATAGTAAAGCTTATATAAATAATAATGAAATATATGCAAGTGATATTATATCTTATGAAATAAATGAAGGAATAATATCTGGTAGTGATTTTGAACTTGGTGGAGCAGTAGCATCTACTTTAGAAATTAAAATTAATAATCTACATGGTGCTTATAATGACATTGAGTTAAATGGAAAAGAAATTAAAATATTTACAGGAATTTTATTAGAAGATAATTCTATAGAATATGTACCAATGGGGATTTTTATAATTGATGAAGCTGTAAAAGATAAAAACATTATAGTGATTGAAGCTACAGACAAAATGGTAACTTTAGAAGATTATTATGAAAGTAAATTAACATTCCCTACAACTGTTTTAAATATAGCAAATGAAATTTGTACTATAGCTGGAATAACTTTAGCTACAAAACAATTTTATAATAGTAATTACATAGTTAATAGTTTACCTTTTGGAATAACTCTTAGAGATGTAATTCATGATATAGCTGAAATTGCTGGAGGATTTGCTAAAATTAATAGAATTGGTGAATTAGAAATAATAACACCAGGTAAAAGTATAGCAACTGAAATAAATAAAGATAGATACATAGATATGCAAATTAAAGAAGGATTCTATGTTGATAATTTAACTATAGTTGAAAATTACTTTCCAGTACCTCCAGTTCCAATTAATTTGAATGTTTTACCTTTTAGCTCTAAATGGCAAGGGGATTTTTCAATAGATCCAGGAGATAAAGTTATTTTAAATGATGGAAAAGGTACTTATGAAACTATTATTACTAAGCAGAAAATAACTTTTAATGGTGGATTAAGATATGAAAGTGAATGTACTGGACTTAGTGATCAACAAAAAAGTACTCAACAAATATCGAATACAGAGAAAACTAATAAAAGATATAGAAGTGAAATTAAACAGTTAGCTAATGAAATATCTCAAAAGGTATCAAGTGGTGATTTTGAAGCTTATCAAAAAATTACTGATGAAAAAATTGAAAACAAAGTTACTAAAACTGAAGCCGAACATATAGTTAACTCTAAGGTAGAACAAACTGAAAATAAATGGTCAGCTACATTTGAAAGTTCTGGAGCATATAACTTAATTGAAAACTCAACTGGATTTAATAAAGTTAAAAATGGTTGGGAAAATGAAGTTGGTGATTCATCTAAAATATATGCTTGGTATAGAGCTAATGAAAAAGTATCTACTGGATACTATATGGGGATATATAGAGATAATGATACTTCTACATCTATTTATAGTGCTATAAGTAGTAGGTTTAATTTAGCACCAAATACTACCTATACTTTCACAGGAAAGTTCAATACTCATAAGAAATCTAAAGGGGTAAGAGTAACAATTAAAACATCAAATTCTATAGATTATATCCAAGAAGATAGAGTAACATTTGATAATTCTATAATCATATATGAAGCAAATGAAAACTCATGGGTAAATGTTAAGAATACATTTACTACTGGAGAAAATGTTAAATCTGGGTTTATTCAAATTGAACATTTAGGTTATGATGTTGATAATCCTTTAGTTTCTAATTCTAACACTATATTTTGGGCAGACTTATTACTTGTTGAAGGTGAAGTTTCAAAACCCTGGTGTCCTCATGCAAATGAGATTTACAGTGGTTCAACTATAATTGATGCAAGTGGAGTTACTATTAATAATGGAGATATTAGAGTTAAGAATAAAGCTGGAACAACTGTTTTAGAAGGGGATACCGAAGGTAATTTAATTTTATTGGGAACCATGAAAAGTCAGAAGGGAGATCAGTATGTTGCACTAAATAGTGGAGGTATCACTTTTCAAGATGCACATAGAAATGAACAAATAGTAAGAATGGCTACATCAGCATATGCATCTAATGCAGATATGAATGGTATGATAATTGGAATGGCTCAATACTGTGATTATATTAGATTTAGTCATTTACAAAAGGCTGACTTAAGCCAGGGATGGGATTCAAGTGTGACGGCATATAACTTCTTTGATTTATGGGCAAGTAAGCAAATCATAGGTTCAACAGTTTATCAAAAAGGAATAAATGTATTTGCTCCAGTTTATATGAAAGGAAAAATGTGTTTTCAAAACAGTTCAGATTATACAAGTGATATCTGCAATTTAAATTGGAATACAATTCAAGATTTGTTGGGGATATGCGGTGATAATGGATTGTTTCTAGGGTATAGAAGTGCGGGTGAATATAAAGCTAGAATTGTATTAACAGAAGGGGCACATCCGGGCACCGGAGATAATATAAGGTCATGGGGAAACTGGAATTTAAGTGAAGCAACAATTCATAATGGACATTTTAATGGAAAATCTTTAACTATTTCAGGAAGTAAAAACTGTTTGCAAAAAACAAATAATTACGGTGAAAGACTTATAAATGCTTATGAAACTGCAGAATATTATTTTGGAGATATAGGATCTGGAATAATAAATAATGATGGAGAATGCTTAGTTGGAATAGATGATGTATTCCAGGAATGTGTTAATACTGATATAGAATATCATGTTTTTACTCAAATTTATAATGGAGTAATTAGAACAATAGAAAGAAATAAAACATATTTCATTGTAAAAGGTGAACCAGGAACTAGTTTTAGTTGGGAGTTAAAAGCTAAGAGAATTGGCTATGAAAATAATAGATTAGATATTCAAGACTTAGAAAATAATTCTGAAAGTGGAGTTGAATTATTTAATGATGATGATTTTAAGGCGAATACAAGTGAAGAAACTTTAAATTTTATATTAGATTTTAATTTAGAAGATTTATTAATGGAGGTATTGTAATGAAAATATTAACTGGATTTGCAGTAGTTAAAGATAGTGTAGGTAATAGAATAACTTTTACTACAACTGAAGTAGATGAAAGTGGAATGATAACATCTAGTAATAATAAAGAAAGTTTTATTGTTCTTGATCCTGAAACTAATGCTTTAATTACACAATTAGAAGAAAAAATTAAAAATAGAGTATAGCAGGTGATATAATGGCACTCATACAGGGGATAGTAGATACTCAAAAACAAAACTTGAAGAGTTTAGGGATAGTAAATTCGGGTGATGATCTAACAATTGAATTAGAAGTAAAACAGAATGGGGTTAACATTGAATTTGTTAATCCTATTTTTGAATTACTAGCTACTAAGAGTGATGGGACTAGAGTTAGGCAACTAGTTGATATAACTTATATAGGCAATGTAGTTAATATAATAGGGGATGAACAATTGGTTACTTCTCCTGGTATAGTAACTTTGCAATTAATAATTAAAGACAACAAAAGGAGCTCTACTTGTCTTTTCTATTTTATGTGTGGCACAAGTTTAGATAGAGATATAATACAATCTATTTCTAAAGTTGAAGTTCTAAATCAATTAGATGAATATGTAGTACAGGCATTTGCAAATCTTAAAGAGTATGAACAAAGAATAATAGCTAGTGATGCATCTATAAGAAATCTTAATGAAGATATGATAAAGGCTGAAAAAGTTAGAGTACAAGCTGAAATTAATAGGGGGAATACATTTGATAATCTTGTATTAAAGATGAATAATGCTATTAATGCAGCTATAGCTACAGATGAAACACTACAAAATAATGAAATTAAGAGAATTGATAATTATAATACTCTTAAAGCTGAATTAGAGAGCATTAAAGACGATTTAATTCTACTTAATAATAATATTAGCAAAGAGGAAGAGAAAAGAGTACAAGCTGAAATTGATAGAGTTAATAAAGCATTAGAGATAATAGAAAAATTAAAATCTACTAATGATAAAGTAACTATAGCTGAAGCAGAGAGGGTAACTGAATTTAATAATATTAAATCCGAACTTACTTCTCTTAAAGAGGCTCTTACAACTATCAATAATATCGCAAACTCTAATGAAGAAATTAGAAAAACAAATGAAAGTGGAAGAGTTGCAGCTGAACAACAAAGAGTTACAGATTTTGAAAAAATAAAATCTGATAATACATCTCTTGGAGTAGCTCTTACTAAAAAAGTTGATGATAAGATAGTTGAAATTGAAGCCAATAATAATACTTTTAAGCAAGGAATTAACGAACAATACGATAATATTGTTCAACAAAACAATAATTTCCAAACTGAAATGAATACGGATTATGGAGATGCTAAGGTTGACTATTTTGGAGAAGAACATATTAATGTAGTAAATAGATTAAATTCAGATTTTGATAATGTACATCAAAGAATTAATGACAGTTCTTATTTGGAATATGAGGGAAGTTCAATAAAAGCAGATAATACTTATTATGGATTAACTAAAGATTTATCTATTAAGGGTAGGACTTTACAAAATTGCTACCCGCCTATAGAAAGAGAAAATTTTATTAATTTATTAGGGGGGACAGTAGAAAACGGGTATATTCATTTGGTCGGAAGAGCGCCGGGATATTCAAATGCGTGGATTAATCTTAATAAATCAATTTTGAAACCCAAAACAGTATACACATTAATAATTGATATTAAAGAAAATACATTAATTGATGTTTTAACTATAACATCATCACATATAGATGATTGTTTTAAAAAGGCATATACAATTACAGATAAAACTACAGGAATAATAAAACTAATAGTAGAAACTAAGGACGAATTTACTGATACAATGATGTCGATGAGAACATATTTAAATTCAGTTGAAACGGGAGCAGTAAAGTTTAGAATAATGTGTATTGAAGGTAACCATACAAACACTTCTATTTCAGAACTTCCTTTCGGTGAGGGTATTTATAGTGTTGGTGAATCTGAAAACAATTTAATTAATGTCAAGAGTTGTGGAAAGAATTTATTTAGGTATGAAGATGTACGTCCGAGAAATTCATTAAGTGTAGTAGAATATGGAGATAATAGTGTTACTATAACTGATGAATATTACTGTGGTTCAATAATTAAAATTAAAAGAAATACTAGATATTATGTAAGTGCTACAAGAACTCTTTTGCTCGGTGAAAAAGGTGGACAAATTGCTATTTTTAAAAGTGATGGCAAGTCAGTTCAAGGTAACACTCCAATTAAGACTTTGGGGGTTAAAGACGGTTGGTTTGATAGTGAGGATAATGAATATATATCTTTCTTAATGTATGGTGGTTCTGCTAGTTTAGGAACATGTAAATTTTCAAACGTTCAAGTAGAAGAGATAAAGAACACAGAAACGACAGGAACTAATTATTTTGCTCCAATATGGGATAATCAAAACATTCAACTAGATGAACCTTTACGTTCTTTACCTAATGGCGTTTATGATGAAATTGTTGGAGATAATTTAATAAGAAGAATTAAAAAAGTAGATTTTGGTGGAAGTAATTATAATAAGTTTGATTATTGGAACGCAGTAAATGGTGCAAGTGAAAATTATATTAGAGGTTATTGTTATTATAGAAGTATTCCTGGAGGTATTGAGGGTAAATGGAATAGTAAGATTATGTGTGATAAACACCCAATAAATACTAATAATCCATATACGGCTGAAACAGCAGGGATTTTAGGAGTAAATGATTATATAGGATTGGTAATACCTATCAATTGTATTCCGAATTTTTATAGTTTAGATGGTACTGCAAAAGGAAACGCACTTAAAAATTGGATTAAAAATAATCCATTTACAGTTTATTACGAACTTGCGGAGCCAATAGTTACTAAGCTACCTAAAAAAGCAGAATTAAAAACTTTTGAAGGAACTACACACTTTACAAGTAATAATAAATTGCTTCCAAGTTTATCTGTAAAAGTTCCAACAAATGTACAAGCTGTATTACAAGACACAAGAGCTAGAAATAGAGAATTAGAAATTGAACTTGAAACAACTACATTAAAGCTAAAAGAAGCAGATAATATATTAAAAGAAATGGACACAGATTTAATAAAAACAAATTGGGAGATGGACGATAGATTATTTGAAGTAGAATGGACATTAGAAGATGCTGGACTAGTTACATCAGTATCAACATTTAATATAAATAATAAAATGAGAGGAAGTGCAAGTGTTATGGCATTAAGTAAATTTGAACAAGCTAAAATTATTATTATGAGTGGTGATTATGATAGAGTTACTTTAGAAGGACAACTTTCTAAATATCTTAAAAGAAATATAATTGCTCAAGATGAATATGATACTTTAATTAGCATGATGGATGCTAAAGAAATTGTAGTGGGTGAATAATTGATTTAAATTGTTCATAAAATTTAAGCTATTTAATAGTGATAAATATTATTTAATATATTATAATAAAAGAGAAAAGTTAAGAAAACTTTTCTCTTTTTAAATTAAGTTATTATAGCTGTCCCAACAATGTATGGTGGGAAACCATTTGGATATCTTTTCATAAATTTTTCGTAATTACTTAAGAAAATAGGATCATCTTTAACAAGATCTAGCCATTTAACAACAGATTGAATCATATTTTCACAGAAAACTCTTAAATCTATATTAAGAGCATCATTTAAAACATTATTATGAAAAATACATCCATTTGTTTTTGATGGTTCAATAAATAATATTCTAGAGTAAGATGATCTTGTATGTTGAGTGGAGCCTTGATGAATAGCTGAACATCTGAACTTATAACAATCTTCACCATTTATTGATAATGACCCTGGTTCTTTTGCATAAGTATTGTACCAATTAATATATTTGCTACCAGATGTCATTCCATTTGGAGAAATTAAAGCACTACAAATATCAGGCAAAGAAAGTGTTGATTGTAATGCTAGGTAGTATAGATTGCAATCAAGGGCTTTTAAAATTTGCTCTAAAAAATCATTCATGGAATATTTCACCTCCTTACGTAATAAAATATTCTATATTAAGTGAAATAATCCTTTAATTTTTTGTAAAAAGAGGTGTAAAAATGACAATTGATGACATGATAGAATATTTATTAAAACAAAAGCAACTAGGAAAAGGGGACTATATAGTAATTGATGATGGATATTTAAATGAAATATTAGAAGAAAATATTAGAGTTGATGACAAGAATAAAGAAATTATATTATAAAATTAAATTTCGCAAAAAGAGATCTGTAAATAGGTCTCTTTTTTAATACAAAAAATAAAAGGAAGGTGTAAAGATGGAAACAATAAGCATTGCATTAGCATGTACAGTCATAGGAGCTGTTATAAGTTATGCTACTTTTCAAAGAAATAGAGGGCATGATATTAGAGCAGACACAAGGGAGGAAGCTGAAACTAGAGCCAAGCTAGATTATATAGCTACAGCAGTTGACGAGATAAGACTAGATAACAAGGCTAGGGATAGAGAAGTAACAGAACTTAAAGAGAGAGTTATAAGAAATGAAGAAAGTACTAAAAGTGCTCATAAAAGAATTGATGAGATGGAAAGAGGAGTGTGTTAATTATGGCAAAAGTATTAAAATCAATTTTAACAAGATTAAATAACAAAGGGACAATTATTTCATTAGCAGCATTAATAGTTTCACTTTTATGTCAATTTGGATTAAACATTGATTCAGATAGGATTTTAGGAATTGTACAAACTATATGTTCAATTTTAATTTTACTAGGATTATTAAATGATCCTACTGAAAATACGAATGCTTATATTCCAGGAGTAAGTGATAAATTAATAGATAAAGAGTAATTTGGAGGGTCAATAGGCCCTCTTTTTAATTAACAATAATATTAAACTTTTCATAATATAAATTAAAAGGAGTGTGTTAATATGAAAATAGCAGTTAGAGGTGGACATTGTCCAAAAGTTCCAGGGGCAAGAGGTATACTAGATGAGTTAACAGAAGATAGAAAAGTAAAAGATGCAGTTATAAAATATTTAAAACAATTAGGTAACGAAGTTTTAGATGTAACTCCACCAGATTCAATTTCAACATCATCAGCAGATTTAGCTTATGGAGTTAATAAAGCAAATGATTGGGGAGCTGATTTATTTGTATCTATACACTTTAATAAGGCTTATGATTCATATAATGGAGCATTAGGTAGCGAGGTATGTGTTTACTCAAATTATGATATAGCTCAAAGAGTAGTTAACTCTTTAGAATCATTAGGATTTAAAAATAGAGGTCAAAAAATTAGAACTGGACTATATGAATTAAGAAATACTAATATGAAAGCCATGATAGTTGAAACTTGTTTTGTAGAAGCTACAGAAGATGTTGCTTTATATAGAAGATTAGGACATGATAAAGTTGGTCAAGCTATAGCAGAAGCTATTGTAAATGATAAGGTTAGTGAAAGCGATACACCAGTAAAAAAAGAAGAAGTAAGCAAACCAGTACAAGCTCCAGTATCTAATACAGATGATTGGATAGCGAGACTTCAAGCCGAATGTAATAAGCAAGGATTTTCAAATCAAAAAGTAGATGGTATTCCAGGAGCTAATACTTTAAAAGGTTGCCCTACTTTAAAGAAAGGTGCAAGTGGTAATATAACTAAGTTACTTCAAGAGAAGTTAGTTAAGCTAGGATATAGCACTAATGGAGTAGATGGTATCTTTGGTAGTGGTACTTATTCTGCTGTAAGAGAATTTCAAAAGACTAGAGGACTTTCAGCAGATGGAATTGTTGGTCAAAATACTTGGAGAAAATTATTAAATTTATAATTATTTAAGGCTAGTAGGTAGGAGAAATCTTACTTACTAGCCTTTTTTATTTTGTCGGAAAATATTTTACGAAAATTCGTAAAAAACTATTTACAATTACGAAATTTCGCAATATAATAAATACATAAGGTAAAACAAATTAAAAAATATTTGGAGGTAAGTTAAAATGACTAAGAAAGAATTAATGATTAAAGCTCACAAAATGGCAAAGGAAATTAAAAATGAATATCCAAACGTTGATTATAAATTCCAATTAGGATTATGTTTAGCTTACCTTCATCAAGAAGGAGAGAAAGAAATGGGTATTGAAGAAAAATTAGTAGAAGCTGGTTGTAAGGTTTGGGAAAAAGGAGAAATGAGAAGAATTTACATCAATGATGTTGCTGTATTATGTGAAAAGTTTGGAATATTAACTAATGCAAAAAGAATAAACAAAACAGTTAAAATGCATTATGATTGCGTAACAGATACTTTTAGTTATTCTTCTAATAATAGTTATAAAGAAACTGTAGAAGAGTTAATATCAGCAATAAGAGCATAATTAAAAAGAGTTTGCTAGTTCTCTAAAAACTAGCGTATTAATAAATTTGGGAGGATTATATTATGAATAAGTTAGTTGGAGTTAGATGGGGAGATTTAGCGGAGGAAACTAAAGAATTTTTATTAGAAAATTCTAACTGTGTAGATGCAGTTAATTGTAATGAAGCACAAGAAGGTGAGTGTATAGTAGATTTAAATGATACTTTATCAGTAGCAGGAAAGATTGTTGATGATCAAATTGAAATTAATGATGAAGCTATAATATATAATCCTAGTGAGGGGGTTATTTTAGAAGCTAGAGAATTGATACTTGAAATTAATGAAGTAATGACTGCTAGTGAAGCAGCTGAAATCTGGGGGAAAACTGAAGGAGCAATAAGAGCAGCTATAAAGGCTAAGAAGTTTATAATTGGAGTTGACTACAGAAAAGCAGGAGGAACTACGTTGATTACTAGAGAAGCCATGGAGAGAGTTTATGGGGAGAAAAGGAGAAAATTATTAAATTTATAACAACAAAAAGGCTAGTAGGTAGGAGAAATCTTACTTACTAGCCTTTTTTTATTTTCCAGAAAAATATTTTTAAAAAAGTATCCGTAATGGATACATATTTTTGTAATTATGATAATAGTATATAACAAAGAGATGAAAATAACTAAAAATAAATTATTTGGAGGGAAAATAAATGATAATAGGTGATGATTTAGGAACTTATGGGGTAAAAACATCAGAAGGGGTGCATTTTGCGAGTAAATTCATCGAAAGTAATGGATTTTATCCAGAAAAAGAAATAATTATTGATGGAAAAGCGATTATTGTCGGGGAGGGAGAGTTTTCTACTGATTATAAAAAGAGTATGAAAGAGAATACATTACCATTGCTATATAGCGCATTAGCATTAAGTAACTTAGATGAACAATGTTTTCAAGTTGTTTTGGGTTTACCCATACAACAATATAAAAGTGATAAAAAGGATTTAATTGAATTAATTGAAGCCAATAGGTCAAAGAGAGTTACTGTAAAAGGAATTACTAGAGATATATTTATTACTGATGTTGAAGTTGCTCCAGAAGGGGCTAGTGCATATTACAACCTCTCACAGGAGAATAAGGAGAAAGTAGGTAATAAGCAGCTTGTAATAACTGATATAGGTGGGAGAACAACAGATATTTGTCTTTTTAAAGATTGCGAGATTAAAAAATATAAGACAGTTGGAGTTGGAATGCTTAATATTTATAACGATATTGTTACTGTTGCAAATGAACTTTACTCTGAATCCTTTAAACTTGAAGATGGCGAGGAAATATTAAGAGATGGATTGTTTATTGGAGGAGAATATAAGGATATAAGTTTTATAAAAACTATTTTAAAAAGAAATTTTGATAGTATTTTTAAAGAGTTACAATTAAGCTTTGATATTAATAAAGGTTATATGCTTCTTACTGGTGGAGGAGCTGATACATTTTCAACTGCTTTTAGTAATAGGCTTAACAATCTTATTGTTAGCAAGAATAATGTTTTTGATAATGCAAATGGATTTAAAAAGGTAGGTGAAGAACTTTGGCTAAACAACAAATAAGTATAAGTTTTAAAGCTACCGTTAAGGATAGTAAACTTTATGAAGCACTTTATGATCTAGATGATAGAGGAGCTGAAATTAAACAAGTTTTATATAAATATTATGTGTTAGGTCTTAAATTTAATAATGAAAATGAAAGTATTGAATTAGGTAAAATTCAAACTAAGTCTATAGAAAATAATAAGGTTCCAGAAGTAAAAACAATTTTAAATTTTTAATATGGTGGTAATACCACACTATCAAGAAAAGTAGTAGTGGGGTAATAGTGTGGTAATAGTCAAAATAGGCTCGGTAGAATGGGATTTTTACTCGGAATATCATTGATAAGAGTAGGGGAGAGATTAGGAATAACTAGGAAATATTTAGGAGGGAATTTTGTGAGAAAAAGAGAAGAAGATTTAAAAAATGAGCGTGTTACTGTACAGGTATCTAAAAAAGAGAAAGAAAGGTTGTCCATTCTTGCAAGTGAAAATGGAATGAGCATTTCTGATTATGTACGAGTTTATTGTATTTATAAACCTTATAATGATTTCTTTGGAGGTAGATAAATGAATTTTGAACAATGTGAATCTATAAAGGTGATAGTTGGAATTTCAATATGCTTGTTAGCTATAATTATTATGGTAATTAAAGATATAACGGATAGTATAGAGGATAAGAGATATAGGAGAGAATTAATAGAAATTAAAAAGCGTGAAAATGAAATCAAAGAAAAGAAACTTGAAAATTTAAAATTAGAGTCTATTTCAATAAATTTAAGTGAAGTAGAATTAGAAATGTTAGATGATCTATGCACTTTTAGTAAGTGCAGCAGAGATAAGTATTTAAGGGGCTTCATAAGAGATAATATGTAG